GGTTATGGGTTAATCCTTTCAAGCCAATCACTAACGCATTTTTCCACTTCTGCATAGCTGGTAAACGTTCTTTTTTCAACAGTTACACAGTACCGCATTAATTCACCGCGAATAATTCCTGCATCATCCTTCCAAACATTTATAGCTCCATTATCTCCGGCAGAAGTACACGCATATCCCAGTTCGATGGTTGATTTAATGTCACTTGTATTATTGATACTATACGCATCAACCTTACGTCTTTTTACTCCCGGAAGCCCATCTAACTGAAAGATAGGCTTCTCTTTCTTTATGATTATATTTTTGTTCATTACTATTCTGTTTTAAATTTTCCGATCGTATAACATTTAGTTGTATTAGTACCGGGTAGTCTATAATTAGCCTCTTTTATATATCCAAGTTTTAATAATCTGTTTACAGAATTATATAACTTGCTCTTAGACATAAAAGGGATCAATTCTCTAAGTTTAGAAATCGTAATAAAAACGGTATTAGGTTCTTTCTTTACCCTACACCCCTTAAACTTATCCTTATATGTATCAGTACAAAGTATAAGAACCATAACTGAATATACTACTGAATTATCTAAACCGATCTCTTTTGCTAAATTTTCATTTATAACCATAATTATAACGCTTTTAATTGAATTGATTCTTTCACATTTGATGTTTTAACGAACTGATCGTATATTTCGGGGTATTGCTCTTTCAACGCTTTAGAATCAAGTGATTCACGGCTATACGCTTTCTTTCTTGTGACTGAAATAAGTTCCCCTTTTATATTGTCAGCTTTCGCCTCAGACATCAGACCTAACAACTGTTCTTTGAACTTGCCTAAATGCTCGTCTATCTTCTTTTGCATTTCAAGAAGTTCGTAAACGCCTTCTTCGATATGCGCAACTTTTGCGGGCAATGATTCCAATTTTGCTATGTAGCTGTCTTTGCTTGCATTGTCTGCATATCGAACTCCATTCTTACAGCAATTAAGGAATAATTCTATTTCGCTATCGGGTATGCGTTCAACGGAGAAAATGCCGTCCTTATCCTTGTCACCTCTCAGCCAAATTGCGATAAGTCCCTCTACTTTCAAGTTTGGGTTTTGTCTCTCGAAAAGGTAGGCGTATATTGATAGCTGCCAAGACAGATAAAGCAAATCAAGTTTGTAGGTAGTTTTAATGTCACCTAAAACGACTGATTTATCAGAGCTACCCAAATATACTTTATCGGTCGGTGAGGCGATAAACTCGTTATCAGTTAGAATATACTCAGATGCGATATGAATTAAACCGCTTTCGGCTTTTAAATTCAAATAGTTCTCTCCGTAGACCGTTTCCGGTTCAATACCTTCTTTGTCGATCCTCTCAACTTCATCATGAACCGCTTTCCCTCTCTCAGTTGCCGATCTCAAAATATTATCCGGTATATTGTCAAGTTTGCCGGGAAATAATTGATCATTGATAAAACCCGTTATCCCTCTCAGCTTTCTAAAATCGCTTGAAAAATATTCATGTGTCTCGCTGATATACGTTACATCAGCATTAACCAATTTGGGGAGTAATGTTAGTTCTTTCATATTGCTTTTATTTTTATTGGGGGAACGCATCCCCCGAATTATTTATACTTTCTTTGCTTCCGCTTCCGCCTTTTCAAGTTCCGCCTTACGGACAACTAAAGCGTTCATGAACTCACTATTTTGATGGTAATTAGCGTTATTCTTGTGAATATCGCCCAAATGTTTATAAGTTGTTGCTTTCTTTATTTCTTCAAGCAGCACGCCCAAATAATTTGAGTTGCCTCCGGTGTTACTTTGGTTGGTAGCTTGTTTTGAGGCTGTATTTTGCCGTTTTTTTTTCGCTTCCGGCTCTCCGTTCGTTGAATCACTATCTATGCTATCGTCTATCGCAAAAAGCCCACATAAGGCGTATTTTCGTGCATAACTGGAAGTCGCCCCTGTTAATTGTGCTAAGTCCATCCCCTTTTTGCTATATTCTTCACGTGCAAAAGCAGAACATGTTTCAATAGACCCGGTTTCAACCTCAACAATTTTTGCGGTTGCCTTCACGTAAAAACGCCCTTCGATAAATTCGATAGAGTCAGTCACCATAACATAACATCCGTATTTTTCGCACACCCTTTTCGCTTCTTGCAAAATATCCTCACACGAACGGTAATTGTATCCGCCAAACTTGTTATATCTCGACTTTTGAACATTCATTTCGTTTTGAATGTTAGACAAATTTTTAATCATAACTTTTATTTTTTAGGGTTAATATTAAACAAGAAATTCGCATCGACTCCGGTAGCCTCGCATATCTCTTTCACCCACTCTATTTTTATAGTTTGGGTTTTGTGATTACACAAGGCAGACATGTTTACCGCCTGCGTTCTTTGCTTTGAGTCCTTCCACAACAACGCTGCAATATCCTTTTTCGTAATCTTTTTGCCGTTCATACGTGCGCTTATAATCGCATCATTGATTCGGATCATTGTGTTTTCAATATTCATAAAATAACCTCCTTTCCACATGTTAAACATTCGTATACATTTTCTTCCTCTCTCTCCGGCTCACAATCACGATCGCAATACTGTTTGCTAAATTTGGGATAAGATTCTATCAATATTAGTAAACCTCCGCAATTCGGGCAATCTCCCGCACCGATGCAAGTTAATTGGCTAATAATATTGCTTAATACAAGCGTTCCGCAAATATCAACTGATATATGTTTGGCGATCGAAATATCAATATCAGATATTTCATACCCGAATACTGAATCTTCTTCGTCTTCATCAATGTACTTATTAAGAGATAAAACAAGTTTTTCGTAGGAGAATGAAATACCTTCATTCTTGCAAACTTGCACAAGCAATTTGTAAATTCGATCTTTTTTAATCTGCATATTATTCGTTTTTAATGTTACTACTTCTTTTTTGATGTTGCAAAGTTAAGGATAAACTTTAAATACGCAAAGAAATTCTTTAATTTTATTGTTAATGAAATGTAAAACGAATCGTTTTAACTATTAGATAGAATCAAAAGCCTACCTTTGTATCACTTTCATACTTGTTACTACATATTGTTAGATTTGTTTCATAGAGCAACGATAGTTTCGGTATGTGATATATAGAAACTAAAAAGGGATGTGCAAAGCGTTGCACATCCCTTTTAAATTATAATCCCGCTAATTTATGATTTATAGCGTTCAATATACAATCTCTCAAATACGAATTAACGGTTTTCTTTAGCAAGTTATTCAGATAATATACAGATTCCATGTGAAGGTATCTTTCAAAATCTACCAATTTATTATAGGCTAAAAACCTGTAAAATTCTTTTTCATTCATACCGCAACCTCTCCCTTTATAGCCGGATGGCAGTTATAATTTACTATCTTAATATCTTCATACTTAAAATCGAATATATTACGAACATTCGGGTTTAATTCCAATTTGGGAAGGGCGAACGGCTCTCTACTCAATTGTTCTTTCACCTGTTCAACGTGATTCAAATATATATGTCCGTCCCCGATAGTGTGAATGAATCTACGAGGCTTTAAGCCGCAAACCTGCGCTACCATAGACAGCAAGATAGAATAAGACGCAATGTTGAAAGGAACGCCTAAAAATAGGTCTGCACTTCTTTGATACAGTTTCAAGTCCAAATAACCGGACTCAGACACATAGAACTGAAAAAAGCAGTGACACGGAGGAAGTGCCATCATGTGTAGTTCTCCAACATTCCAAGCACTAACAATTATCCTTCTTGACTCCGGGTTAAACTTAATCATATATATAACTGACTCAATTTGATCTACTCTTAACTTGCTATTTATGCGCCAGTCACGCCATTGTTTACCGTATATGCGTCCAAGATCACCGGAAGGCTTTGCCCATTCGTCCCAAATATGAACACCATTTTCATTTAGGTATTTTATATTAGTATCACCTTTCAACATCCAAAGGAGTTCATGTATAATTCCTTTCGTGAATACCTTCTTAGTTGTGACAAGAGGGAAACCGTCACGCAGATCATAAGATCGTTGCAAACCGAATAAGCTGATAGTTCCCGTTCCGGTTCGGTCTGCTCTCTTTTCACCATAATTTAAAGTCTCTTTTAGTAAGTCTAAATATTGTTCCATTTTAAAATAAATTATTTGTTAATATTTCAATCTCTTTTCGAGTGCTTTAATAATCATAAGTCTTTGAGTTTGTCGTCTATATCTAAAAGTTTATCTCGTAGATATTCAACTGAAAAACCGGAAACATCAGAAATAAAATCTTTTAGAAATTCATTATCATTAGATTCAAACTTTAAAGTTTTATTTCCTTCCTTAAAAGAAAACCCAATAGCTATCGGGATATTGTTCTCCATTTCATTAATTATCTCCTTAAGACACTCCCTATCTGAGATTAGGTCTTTTGCTCTGTCAACGTTTTCTAAATTCATAATTCTAATTTTTAATTGTTACTATTTGTTTCTAAACTTAGCCATTCTTGCAATTTCAAGATTCCACTCAGAACGGACGTAATTCTCAACTTCATCTAAAGTTCCTTTAAATTCGGGGATAGAAGAACCACACATGTAATAAGCATACCATCCGTTTTTAGTGTATATATAACCGTATGTTGTTCCGAGTTCTGTTTTACATCTTGCCACTTTCTGAAAATCTGTTTTAGTTGCCATAATATTTAATTTTTAATTGTTAGTACTTTGTTTCTTTCAACACTGCAAATATAAGCACACTATTTGAAAATTCAATCGAAACTTTAAGTTTTAACAATAGATTAACCATTGCAAACAAAACAAAAAAGGTAGCCCAATTGGGCTACCGTCTATATTGATATACTTTCAAACTTTATATTGTGGCTATTCATAAACTCAGCAAGCTCAAAAGCCTGCTTTCTCGTTACATGGACTTTAAAGCCTCTTATATAAACTTCTTCTTCGTTCGTCTCTGACTCGTTTTGGGGCTTAATTTCTGGCTTTTGTTGCTGAGGCGTTTTATCTGTCGCCTTCTGTTCAAACTGTCTGTTTGCGGCTTGTATTGCAGCTTCTTTTAGGTGGTTTCCATAGTCGAACGACTTGTTATAATCGAGTGTAGACGTATATTTGTCGATAACCGGAATATAAAACGCCTCTCCTGCAAAATGCTCTTTCAGTCTGTTAAGATCATCGTCAATCGTTTTAAATAATTCGTATATCTCCATTTTCACAACTGAAAGTGCTTTGGTCTTATTAAGCCACTCCGGACGGAAAGCAAAATCAAACAATATAAGGTTTTCATTGTGTTCCTCGAAATACTCCCTTATTTGATCCAGTTTCTTTTGCTTCTCCTTTTCCTCCGTTTCCTTTATCTTACTATCTATTCGTGAAGAAGCTTCACCGATCAGCTTACAAGTTTCGTTAACAACATCCTTTAGTTCGTTGAATGGTTTCATCCAAGCCTTTTCAAGTTCTATACGGCTGTCGTTAAGTCCCTTTTTCGCCTTGTTTAAAGTGGCTCTATCGGCTTTTGCCACCTTTATATTATCATCGGTATACTCTATTGAGTTATACTCAGAAAGTTTCTGCTTAACAAGTTCGTGAATATCGTTCGCCTGCTTTATCATATCGGGAAGTCTTTTTCCCTCAGTCGATAGCTGTAATTGAGTTTCGTTTATCTCTTTCATATCATTCAATTCTAATTGATATTTTGTTGTTACATTCGGGTCTTACTAATAACGTACCTTTTGGACTACTAACTACTAAATTTCCCATTATATCGAACTCGATAGTATATTTTTGTCCTTTATCGTTATATACATCTAAACCGTATTTAGCTTCGAAACATGGAATCTTTTTCTCTTCTAATAGAACATTTACTTTCATACTTAATAACCCGGTTAACCGCCACCGGGTGAGGGTAAAATGAAACTTACTTTAATTCACGATAAACAACAACTGTTTCAATACCGTTTCTTGTGCACCAATATTGCAATATACCTTTATTTTTATTGTATGCAAACCTTTCGTTATTGCTACCTTCTATTGAATAAACGGTAAAGCCTAAATCATCACGTGACACCCTCGTTACCTTGTGATAACTAACATGTCCTGCGGAGAATACCCTAACACATTTATCTGATAAGTCCACATGTTCCCAAACATATGGTGATATAGACGTTGTAACCTCACCATTCACATAAACAGTTTGCCATTCCGGTACATCAATAGAATACTCTGTTTGATACACATTGTCGCTATCATCACTGCATGAAGTTACTACGAAGGTGAATACAAGCAACACAAAAACAATAATTAACGCTCTGAACAATTTTACTTCTTCTTTCATTTTGATTAAATTTTAAATTAAAAAATACTTATGGTTAATACTTTATTAGGTAAATTGAAAGAGTATTTAAACCCTTCGTTTGTTAGTACTGTATAAATAGCATCCAAAACCTCAGAACTGTCGGTTGTTAACGTAACGTCCGATGAACGGTTGCCGTAATACGACATTTGAACAACTGCCATTTCTATACGCATTAAGTTGTATGAAACTTCCTTGTTAGTTAGGCAGTATCGGTTAAACGCTTTTTCCTTATCTGTCAGCATAGATGTTGAACCCGACTTATTAAACGATCGTATCATAATTCTAATTTTTTATTGTTAGCATACATGTGAACGGACAGAACCATCGGGATAGCATATTGTATACACAATACGACCAAGTTTAAACGGAAGATCAGCACGTGAAACACTCCAAAAGATTGATTTTCTTTCCGGATCATTCAATATAGCACCTCTCTGAATAGACGATACAAGTTTTATAGCACTTTTTATTGTCTTAGCCTTGACAGTGCCTAATACGTTAATCTCTCCGGTCAAGCAATAAATAAATTCCTTTTCTTCCATAATTCTAAGTTTTATTGTTAGTAATTCGTTTCCTTTTGATGTTGCAAAGTTAAGGAGATATTTTAAATATCAAAGCATAAGTTTAATGTTTAACACGAATTTAACTTTTTAGGCGTGTTCGGATAAGGTAATAAAAAACCCCTCTACTTTCACAAGCGGAGGGGGAAAATGTAATTATGACAAAACCCAATATATATAGTTAGTGAAAATGTTCTAATTAAAAACTGTCTATATTCGCATACCGACAGTTTAAGATAAAATATGATACAAATCTTCTACAAAGATAATTCTATTAAAATCAATAACCGCTGTTAAAGACGTTAGTAATAACTTCTACGCTGCAAATATACGGATATATTTATAAGTGGCAAATACTTTAACGTGCATTAACCGTTTTAACATGGAATTATCACTTTATTATCGTAGTTACGTTAAAACCTGTTATCTCAGCGTAGGGGTTTTTGCTCGTTACTATAAACTCCCTATACTTCACCTTCTTTAGTCTAAACCACAAAAACCTCTTTCTATGCTCTATATTTAGTATTTCCAAGCTATCACGGGTAACGGTTGTTCCGGCAAACGTGCCGTTGCTATCTATGCAGCCCGATAAATCAAGCCATTTAGAGCGCATATTTACGCATTTCATTGTGTCGGTAACCAAACTATCACGAATAACAATACTATCCCGTACTGGAGTTCTAAAATGCGTCTCAGTTGATGTTTGAACGCTTGTGTGACTTTTCAAGTCCTTAATAGACTGCTTTAGCTCTCTTATAGTGTTATCCTTCCCTTGTATGGTGTTCCGGTACTGATTTAAAGTCAGATTCAATTCCTCTACTTTCATGGCACTTTGACCGCTTTTCGTCCGGTACGCAACGTTCTGAGTTGTGAGGACGCTAACATTTCTTTCTGCAATAGCCTTTTTCTTACGTAAATCAGCGTTTATCAGTAATAGCGACACAATGCCAAGGCAAAGCACAAAAGTCGATAAAAACGCAAATAATTGCCGTTTCATAGTTTTAGTATTTGGTTTTTGAGATTAGAGGGATCGTAGGAGACATGCACCCATGAAAAATCTCTCTCGTTTATTAATTGTTTGAAATGGAAATTATGCTTAATGATATTGAAAAGGCGTTCGTTCTCTTCCTTGCTGCCTCCTGTAATATCAGCCGCAAAACCTTTAACGTGATCGGATGTTTTAGATCCTCCAACGGCTTTGTTTAACTCCGGACACCGATAGCCCGAATTAACTGTGATCGGTTTTCCGTAAATCTCACGTAATTTATCCAGTATGTTATCTACTAACAACGTTAAGTTCTTTTCAACCTCCGGAGTAGGCGTGTTATCAATACCTTTTTCCTCTGCCGTTGCTGAGCGTGTTAGCTCTTTTAATGTGAAATATTTCATTTTGATAAAGTTTAAAGGGAGGCGTTAAACCTCCCGTGTTAATTACTTAGTTTCAATCTCAATCTTTTCTTCGTGTTCCTCGACTATCTTTGCGGCATTCCCTCCCATCAGCCTCTTAAACTCAAACCGGACAATGTGGTATATCAACCGGAAAGATTTGTTATCCGGGTAGCTGATACAAAGGTTCTTAAAACCGTTCGACAGATATACGTACATAAAGACGTATGTAATCGTCTTTGCCGATAGAACGGCTGCATCGTGATCCCCCATCTTAGCCACAGACGAAAAGATAACGGTTATCACAAGGATGTACAAAATAAGTTCCTGCACGGCTGAGATGAATTTCAGCATAGTGAACCTACGAACACCATTTACCGACAAATTAACCCCATCGGCACGCATGCCGCAAATAATGTTAAAGCCAAACATGAACACAAGGGCGGTTATAAAACCGCTCGTAGGGGTGAGAAACGCAAGTATCGGACTTATCACCGATACAAGCATTAACCTTAACTGTTCTTGTGTGACATTCATTATTCTACTGTTTTAGGTGCGGTTAACGCAAAAATGAAGTTTTGAAAGTCGTTCACATAGGCGGATGTCTTAGTAGATAGAGGAAACTGGTTTGCCTCAAAGCGACCGTCACGGATGGCAAGCGATCCGACCGGAACGTATTGTTCTTGCAGAATTGGACTACCGGAAGTTCCAGGCATTTCTACCATTTGTTTCTCTGACACATCAGCCGTACAGTGGGTAATGTTGTACTTGTCCGGCTCGGTAGATACCGTTGTTAGCTGACCTGCATACTTGCCGTTTTCCGTCTCGAAATGGTAGTCCATCACTTTTGTTTCTTTCGTGTAAACTACTGACTTTAAATCAAAATCTAAACTTTTCTTTTCCATAATTTTATATTAATTGATTAATGTTTGGTACAAAGGTAAGCGGTAAGAAGGTACAAACCAACTTACCGTTAATTAAAACACTAAACTACCTAACCATTCCACAAAAATAAATAATAACTCCGCCGTCACACATGCCACGATTTACATCGAATACTTTGTACGTAAACTGTCCCTCTGAGTATGGTTCTACTGTTGTACTCAGCCAGTTAAGAGGGTCATACGCTGTAATCATAACAAAGTAGTCCCCATTGGAACCGGTAGTACTAACAGTATATCTCCCTGTTGAGTTTCTAATTATTCTTGTTACGTGAAAGTCAGGGTTCCCCCATGCTCTACCGATTCTTCCGTTTGCCAAAATCGTACATGCGTAAAAAACACCCGGGGCTTTCCATGTTTGTGCACCCATGAAATCAACATCCTTGCACTGAACCCAAAAATTTGACCCTGTTAGGAATACTCTTCCGTTACCCGTAGTAGTCAACGCATAACCACCCGAATTATGTTCTACACGTACTCCGCTACTGTCAAAAGTAGCGGCATTATTCGATAGAGTCATTTGTATGCCTGCGGGCGTATTTTCGGCGGAAAATATACCCGATACAATGGTGAAGTTACCGATCTTTGCACCATCCTGTATATTGATTTTCTTTCCGGTCAACACTCCCCCTGTGATAGTCATTCCCCCAATAACCGCACCATCCGTTACAGTCAGGTTTCCGGTAGTGATGCGCTGTGCCGCAAAACCTCTGGCAACAACCTCACCAACTTCAATTGCTTTTGCAGTAAGTTTTCCGTTCGCATTAATGGCGGCTGTCTGCTGTCCTGCGTTGTTTTGGAAAAGGACGTTATCAGACTTTAGCACGATTTTGCGGGACGTGATGTTTATTCCGGTATTTACTAAACCGTTCTCGACAACTCCGATCCTCGCATTATCTGCCGTTAATGTTAACTCAGCCGCACTTAATCGCCTACCTTGATCGTCCACTTTGTTTGCAGTTAAAGCTATGCTTTCCTGCGTCTGCTTTATTTCGGTATAGTATCCGTATGTGCGGACGGGTTCAGTTCCATCGGTGAGAACGGGGAACGATGTATTATACGAACCGTGATAATCGGTTTGATAAACGTTGATTACGTTTGGGTCAATAGTATCATCTACGGTTACGTCATACATAGAACCGCCCCTAATACCCATTCTACACATAGACGTTTCAGTTATTTGTCCCAAATCAACAACTATCTTTGCACCCGTAGTCCATGCTTTAGTATAGTCAAAGATATTAGTTACTTCTGGTAACGAACCCCAACCCGAACCGGACATCTCAAACGTTAAGTTCATAGAAAAACCGCCATCGTGAGTACTGTATGGAGGTTTTCCGTATCCCGCATCAAGAGGTCTACTTATTTCAACCCTTGTTTTGTGGTAAATCGGAAGATTTATAATCAACGGGAAAAACTTATTATTGTCCCATCCTCTTAAATCTATTCGCTTTGATATATGCCTATTGGTGGTACTATTAATAACACTAATATCACCAACAACAGACGTGATACTTTTTTCGGTCTGTTCGACGCGTGAAGCAAGTCCGGTAACACGTCCATCAACGGTATTTATCTTTTCAACGGTGGATGTTATCTTACCTTCGACTACACTAATTTGACTATTGGTATATTCAGCACCTTTGTAAACTGCATCCTGAAAATTGGGACTCCATGCGGTTGCAATTTCACCCGCTTCTACTTTAAAGTCTTTTACCCATACATAAGCCCGATCAATTCTTTCTATATCAACAAAATTATATACATCCTTTTGTTCCTCTGTATTTTTCGTTACGTTAAATGTATGCTTGAAATAACTCCATTGGTTATCTGCTGTTGATTTAACAATTACGTTTTCAGAATCACACACATCAATTGTAAAACCAACTGGGGTATTTTGAGTACCTTTAATCCATCCGGAAACGGTATACTTACCGGGGATAGGCGGGATAATATTAGGTATCCGCATAGCTCCTCCATTACCTTGTGAACCAACCAAATAGAAGCCATGCAGAGACATTATCCTTTCAATAGTAGGAGATGAATGTAAAACATTAAGCGGTGAACTTGTGTAACTATACAGGTTGTTTGCTCCAATATCCAAACTTTCAACTTTAGTTTTAACGGATAGTTCGATTTTTCCGTCAACGGCAAGCATCTGCGTATCGGTGTACTTCCGGTAGTCGTATTCTATATCTTCCGGTGCTTGTGTCCATCCTACCGCCTCAATACCTTCTGATACCATCAAATCAGTAAAACGGAACTCTCCTAAATTTCCTGTATTGTACATGGTATACACTACTATCCTATACCCATTGAGATTCGGAGGTGTAGTAAATGTATTAGATATTTCTCCCGAAGCTCCTACTGCTTCATACTCGACCATTTTACGCCAAAGGTCTATTAATTTAGAGTTATTCCACATACAAAAAGCTACGATACTATCTTTGTGTCCCGTTCCTGCTGCCGGCTTGCCAAGAATGGTGTATCTTCCTGTTATAGTGTATTTTGTGGAAGGTTTAAATCTCGACTTAAATTCTTTCTCACTGTATACAGTTGCGACCCATCCGGTTATATCAAAATAGTTTAACTGTTTATTAGTTGCTGTCTGCATCCGTGATATTGGAAACAAGTTTCTAATACCCGTTCTTGCCTCCGTGCGTGACGGTATCCATGCGGCTACACCAATATCTCCCTCAGTAATAACAGCCCATTTTACATATGTTTGAGTTGTTTCCTTTTGAGGTTCCTTATAGAAATAAAAAGACGGTTGATCGTCTCTAGGTGGCGTTATCTTTTTAGATACAATTGTCTCTTCATCGCTTTTCGGGAATGCTGCAATATTTCCGTAACTTGGATTGTTATACGCATATATCGTATCAGCATCGGCACATTTATAACAAACGGTCAGTGTATAAGATTTCCCTTTCACTAAGTGAACGTCATATCTATAATGCCCCAACTGGTATGGGCTTTCACTTAATTCACGGTTACTATTTAACAGCAAGTTGTAATTTGCCGTTTTCAGACTCCGTACAGCAAGTTCGATCTTACCGGGTATTGCTGTAATCTCCGTATCTAAATACTCCTTTAGCTTCTTGTCAGCTTCATCTACGTAGTTCTTTGCAGCGTTCGCAATAGCGTTCAACGCTCCGTTTCTCCGATCGTAGTATATCGTTTGCGTCTTTGCAAGTTCCGGACGCACCGCAATGTCTTCCGGCTGTTGGGCGGAATGGTATCTAAGTTCATTTAAATAATCTTCATAAGCCTTAGTATATTCAGTAACAGATACAGCGTATTTGTCAGCGTTATTTTTTATCTGCAAAAACTCTGCCTGTATGCGCTTTCCTTCATCAATCAAAGCGGGCTTTTCAGTAGGAGATATAAATCCATCGTCAGCCCATTTATTAAGCCGATCTTTCGCCTCCTGCGCTGTCTGTTGTGCTCTCTCCGCATCTGTTGCTGCGTTAGCTGCATCTTGCTTCGCTTGGTTTACTTCATCCTCAACTGACTTGCCGTTTCTCAGCAAGAATATACCACGAAGAAAAGCGTTATCGCAATACAAGCCGCTACCGGATGGCTGTTGTCCTTCCGGAAATGCAGAATCTTGTATGTTGCTTAAATCGCCAAGACGTGTCCTATTCGTACCGGATAACGATTTTGTTTTAACTCCGTTCAATATCTCTATGTACGGGTGTCCGCTTTCCTGCGCTGTGATATAGATTAAAGCCTGCCTTTGTGCGTTCTGCGTGTTACCCATCTGTACCACTTCATCGCCTTTTTCCGGCTTATTTCCGGCTGTAAATTCGGACTTTTTCACAGTAATAGAGTTGCCGGAAACGCTTGCAACCTCGACCCAATAGAATTTGGCTTTGCTTCCCGTCCAAACTTGACACCGTACTAAATCGTTCGGTTGGAATGCTTCCCCTTCTTCCTCCATTGTGATAACGTAGTTAGTTTTATCCTCTGACACGCTTTTAATCTTTCCGTTCGACTGAGACACGACCAATGCACCGTTAACGCTCCTTATCTTTTGGATAAGTAGCTCAAATATATTCATAGTCTGTCTTACTGTCAAATTATCACATTCAATGTGCCAATTGCCATTCTCAACCCATATTTTAAAACCCTCTCCAAGAAAACCGGAAACGAACGTAGGGGATGATAGGAACTGTTGGATAATTGCAGAAAGGTATTTTAATTGTCCGTCTTTCGTTATCGTTCCAGTTCCGCCACCTGTATAAACGTCCTCTGTGAGATACGCTTTTCCCCTTGCCGTAAGCTCGCCTGTGTCCGTCTTTCCCGACTTGTTAACCGTAAATGCAGTATTACCCACCGACAGCCAAGAACCAACGTCAACTGCATCGGAAGAAACCGCGTCTGCATCAACATCGTTAAATCTTGCATCACCTGCCGAATTTACATGCGCAGCGCTACCCGAAATATCATCGCCAAACGTTGCGCCTCCACGGAGATGTAGTAAAAAGTCCGTTGCGTCTTCATGCGCCTTAGAAATATAGTCCTGCAACATTTGGTATAAGTTAAACTTTCTCGCCTCACCTGTCCCCAAATCAACGGCAATAGTTGTATTTTCATCTATCAAGTCAATAGGGGATAACTCCCGTATCAATTTACCCTTGACTACTGGCTCTGTTTCCCGATACTCTTTGTAATACAGCCCTACGGTATCGGGAGAGAACATTATAGGTGTATCAATGTTCGCTAATAGGGCATTATAAAAAGACGCTTTATCTCGTCTGTTGAAAGAAGGGAGTTTTTGTATGATTGAGTCCGTCTCAAACTGGCAGTCAACAGCAGCCAAATATAATTGTTCCTGCCAATCAACATCAAACTCGAAGTTGAGAGCGTTGTAATATTCGCCATCGTGCGAAATTCGGATATAGTCAGATAGGCGAATCAGTCGCATAGCGTCACAAATAAACTCCGGTGCAACGAATGTAAAGGCGTACACCTTCGTAGACGTTTGCAGTTCCAAAAACTTGTATCCGGCACGTTTGGTTAGCTCTTCTTCAAACTCGTATTTAGGTTTGCAGATCGTTGCAGGAACATACATCTGATACCGGAAGTCATTGTTCGCACCCGTTGTAATAAAGCCACCCGGATAGGCAATCTTTTCATCGTTCCAATATTCAATTAATAGATATTTGCTACTCGTTTCTATGCCGGGTATAACGCAAAAAGGAGTCGAAATATATACCCCATCACCGATTGAAAAACGTGCTCTATACGTCCCCTGCGGCAGAGCCTCCCTAAACGAGTTTTTGCCGGGTGACACGTACAATACACCGCCATGTTCGGGCATTACATCAAAGCTAACATATACACCCGTTTTTGTCGCCTCTCCCGTTTCCTCGTTAACCGCCTCTACTTCGATCGTGTCGGGATCAAAGACTGGTATGTTCAACTCTGTAAACTGGAAAGGAGTTAGCGTGTTTGCGCTTGCAGGAATAGCGTAGTTCTTCCCGAAAGCGTACCATTTTTCGTATGTGGCTTTAGATTCTTTCTTTCTAAACGCCAAAGGACTAAAATTGTTATGTACTTCCATTTTGATTAAAAAATTGATTATAGGCACAAAGATAGCAATTTAAAAGAAAACACCCCCTATCATAAGGGGGTGTAAGATAAAGATACGGTTATTTGGCGAGTTGTTAGATCCTCAGTCATAGTTATCGGTTTCCCGTTGCCTATATCCGTTGTTATCAGTTGCACGGGGTTTGGTGTGGTGTCGTATGTGAAAGATAAATCTTGCGTCATACTCCGCTTTATTCCTCTCACTCTTATCGTCTGATCGCCTCCGTGTTCAATCTCTGAGGCTGGCATATCGTGCATGTAGTATTTAACGAGGTGCAAGAACGACATGTAGCCGTTTTGGGGGTTTACGGTGTACTTCTTATTGTTCTTGTCTACCAAATTGAATGTAACGAACGGAAGTTTCCATTTTCCGCCCACCTGTGTAGCCCCCAACAACGCAAAACCATCTTGTGAAAAGTCACCCGGTGATAGTAGCATATAATCTACATCGGACGAAAAGTTAGACACCCTTATTTCTTCCTTCTTTCCCTCTTGCACGTAGTTTGATTTCACATCAATAGGGAAACCCGCAAACGTATTTGTTGTATCGTCCATCCAAGAAAATTCAAACCGTGAAGGCAGATCGGTTTTATCATATTTGACCGTGTTAGTTTTCCACGTCATTAACTGACCCGATTTTGCATATCTAAGCTTTGTTAAGTCTATGCCGACCGTCCCGCTACCGGTATAACTTCCGCCATTTATGAAGTAAGAAATATGTTCTATCCGGAACTTATCGCCATCTATAAACCAATATAGTTTCATCGTGTCACGCAACATCTTCATTATATCGCTGAGGGTTGTTTCCGCCTTCTTTGCCGGGCGGTCATACTCACCCTTTAGGATGTTGCTTTTTTGCGTGATGAATACCTTAAAAGGTGCTCCGGAAATAGGGTTATTGGCAGCATACAAGAACTTACTGTATTCCTCAGTTGCTTCGTGTGTCAGCGTGGGATCAACTTGCTTAACAAGCGTTCTAATAACGTCTTGTATTGCAAACGAGTCATTTAAAATATACTCCTTTCTCGCACGCTCTTCCAATGGCGCATAGGATAAATCGAACTCAAACCAAACCGACATATTACCCCATCGTGAACGGCAAATAGGATATAGCTTTCCTACTCCGGCAACGGCAGGTATAAAATCATCCGTGAAATATTTCCCTTCATCATTTACACCATATTCCGTTGGCTCGTTCTGAACTTTTGTTGATGTGTAGAAATAATTCCCTTCCAATGGTGCGGCATATTTATAATTACTGTTAGTAGGATAAATATCATCGGATGGAAGTTTCCCGGTAGGGTTTCCGTCCAACGTATCAAGATCGAGCAAAAGACGCTGATACATGGAATTGTTGTAATTCCCAGTCCATTCTATACGCTCCGGCAAAGTTGGTTCGTCCGGTATTCGCATCATAGGTATTTTACGATCTCCCAAATTGAAATTATCTTTTATCCAAGTCAAATTGCCACTTTGGTACACCTTCGTACCATCAGCATTAATCAGATACAATTTTCCGTGCGCAACGTCCGGTTGCGTTAAACTTTCCTGTATAGCTTCGATTCTGCAAGTACCATCCCTTTTTGCATACTTTCCTTTAGACCCGAAGTACACTCCGTTAAAAAACTGGTACGGGATGGCATTTATTGTTATCTCGTTATAATCGCCAAGATAGTTAAAAAAATACTTCTTTGTCAGATCGTCACCCGATGTTATAACCTCGTTTACATCTTCCTCAAAATACGTTCCGGCAATGTAGTTTGATATTGTGCTTCCTCCTTTGATGTACACCTGTATAAGCGGACGTTTTGCCACCCCTATTTGAGTCAATGCAGGTGCAAGCTTAATAAGATCGTATTTGTTCTCAATGCCCTTCATTATGTCGGTGTATTCATCCAGTGGGCTTATCTTCACTTTGCACGTCCGGTTATCGCTGTCTATCTCACAATCTGTCTTACTGAAATATCCCTCAAATATTACTTGATACTGCGTTGATAGCTGCCCTTTATCCTTCTGCTCTATCTGCAAGTACAAAATATCCTCGATACTCGCATTTTTAACAAGAAGGTAGTCCGCCCCGATCAGCGTTAAACTTCCTTCTATCGACTCTCTGAAAAACTCCTGTTGATTCTCTTTGCCAAACTTCCGTTTTAGCTCTGAGTAATGGGGGTGTATTTCTACACCACCCAATTTAAACCGCAAATCTTTAACGTTCATTATGATTTAATTATTCGTTTAATATTTCCCCTTACTTCAATTATCGTGCCGTCTGCACCTGTGATGTACTTAACACGTCCCTGCTCTTTGATTGATTTCAGATCTTTTTCGACCTTAGACAGATCAACCGTTGACCCTTGCATGATATTCGTTACTTCATCACTACCGGAATAGGCGTTTAAGTATTTCTGTTCAAAAGTACCCTTATTTAGCGAATTAATCAAGTCCGGAACGAGTTTCTTATACTTCTGAGATGAACGTTTGTTCACTACTGCGAAGTATTCACCACGTTCTACCCGTCTACGCTTACCGTCCTTAGTCGTACCTAAATCTACATCGTTTCCGGATGCGTGCGAACCTCCGTAATCAATCATTTCTACCGTACCGTCCCCGTATTCCTCTGTGTCCTGCGAGGCTTTAGATAGCTGTGAGGCTTTTATCTTAGCAAAAGCAAATGATCCCCACATCAACGCAATAGCCGGGATCGCTTCCAAACCTAAATCTTTCCATAGGTTAGCGGTTGCGGTTACCAAAGAACTTGCCTGCATAAGTGTATCTATACGTTCTTGCTGCTTCTGCGCCTTCTTCTTATCCCTCAGCGCTTTTTCCTGTTGTTTGCGTGCAAAATCAAGCTCTTTTTGTGCGGTTGCTACGTTGTTGGCGTATCCGTTCGCCCTCGCTTGTATCTCAGCGTCCAAAACCTTTTGTCGGGCTGAAACTTCTTTCTCTGCTGCCTGTACCGCCACTTCTGCCGCCTCTACCCTTGCCTGCGCAACACTCTTTAGGTTTTCTATGGCAAACTCCGAAGCTTCTAATATTGATTCTTTAAACTGTTCTGCACGCTCTGCGCCAGACTTACCATCTTTTGCGCTAAAGGCATCACCGAAAACGAGATCAAACAGATTGCCAAATACGCCTTGATTGCTATCCCATCCGGAAGTATCACGCTTAATTGCATTGTCTATTCCCTTAATGGTATCCTCTACCGTCTTTACGTTGTATCCCGTGATTTGCTCTCCGTACTGCCTTGTTAACTCTAATATTTGCTCCCATTTTTCACGCTCTAATTTCAACCGGAAACGTTCCTGTTCTTTCTCCGAACGTTGCACAATATCGAAAGCGGCAGTTTCCGCCTGCTGCTGTTGGCTGAGGTGGAACACAGAGCGTTCAATAATACGCTTATCTTGGTTCTCCGTGAAGTCCTTTGTTAATTGTGCTTTGGAAAGCTGATACGCACGCTCTAACAGCAATAATCGTTCGTTCTTCCGGCTCTCTGTATCGGTTGACTGTTTGATACGCAATTCGTCCTGTTTGCGCTCGTTTTCGAGTAGTTGCGTTTGGATGATAAGTTCCTCACCCGTCCCACGTCTAACAGCGTTCAAACGTTCGCTAAGCAAGTCATGCGTTTTCTGCAAATCATCAATAGCCCACCTTTCCCGCATCTTTTCCAAGTCTCTACGCAATTTTGCTTCGATATTGTACACGGTATCAGCGTACATCTGAGTTGCTCTCTGCTGTTCGGTAGTCTTTTTCTTTAGCTCGCTCAACTCCTTTCTTGCCGCCTCTCTTATCTCGTTTTCCTCCTTTACTCTCGCATCAATAATAAGGGCGATACGGCTTTCTTCATACTTCTTTGTTAAGTCGTACTTTTCCTTCTGCTCTTTAGTCTCTTTTCCTCCGGTGTACGCATCAACATTAACCAACTTGGTTAAATTCTCTATTGATTTGGTTAACTCCTTTTGCTTCTTAGATGATCTTTCCGCTTCATCTCCATATTCTTTTATATTTGACTTTAGCTTATTTACATTAACAACTATGCCAATAGAGCGAGCCTCGAAAGCCTCAGCGCCTAAATCAAGCGTCTTTTGTGCGTCAGCCTCAGCCTTATCAAGCTTCCTTTGTGCTAAAACTTGGTTTGTTAAAGCGCCAATACGCTTTTGATCTTCTTCAATATACTGTTTTTGTAGCTCTGTTATCTTATCGAGTGCCGCCCTTGCCTTCGCATTTTCAACAATCGCCTTCGATAGATTATTGTACGCCTTCGTAGCTTTACCCGTCTTTATTTCTTCGTCTGATAGGTTTTTGAAATACTCCGGATACTCTTTCTTTAACGCCTTCACCGCCTTAGTCCGTTCGTTGGTAGACTTAGCGTTGTTTGTAGCCGTTTTGTACAGAACATTAAGCTTTGTAGTCTCCTTTGCCGTTTCGAGGCGTGCGTCCTGCATAACATCCGCCATGTGCTTAATGCTCCTTGTAAGCGCTTCCGTTTTCTTCTTTCCAGTAAATAGGCTACCTATCCAGTTTACTATATCTTTTCCCCATAAAGAAAAAGCCGTTAAAACGAGAACCATAACTGTGTTAAACGAGAACATCGACTTAACCAGTTTCCCGGTTATACTTACCTGTGCTTCCCCTGCCTTCGCTGCCGCCTCGTTTGCTGCACGCAACTTCTGTATTTCATCTATAACCATCGGAATGTTATTAGAAATAGCAAGGAAGAAGGTATTTGCACTGATCGCCAAGGAAGGAAGTTCACGAGCGACCTGCGATATAGAGAAACCTAAACCATCGAACGCCTGTTTGTAGTTACCCACGCTTAACGTGTGCTTTCCCGTGCTCTTTTGGTATTTATCCATCGCTGCGTAAATCTCCGCAGTCTCTTTAACAAGCTTCTTTCCCGCCTCCGTATTCTCCAAATATTCCTGCGATAAGGCATTAAGTTTTATTTTGTTTAGCTCGTATTGTGCGGACAATGCGTTGTAGCTTCCCGCCATGCTGTTAGTTAACTTAGCTTGCAACTTATTCAATCGGTTTTGATCCGATATTTTAGTTTTCAATGCGGATATTTCTTTGGCGGTATCATTCATAGCTAACTTTAACTGTACTTCCGCCCTTGCCAATGATCGCACTTGCTTTTCGTATTCGTCTATCTTTTTGCGCCCTTCCTCAGTAGCTCCGCCACCTTCCGAAATAGGTTTTTGCAGACCCTTTGCGCCTTCCTCGATACGCTTTAACATAGCGTCATATATCTTTTGCAGTCCTTCCAACTGCGTAATAGCGTCCTTTATACTGCTGTCCGGCTGTATAAGATCGCTATACTTTATTCCCTTTACTTCGTTCGCCATTTGATTTAAATTTATTTGTTCTTACTCCTTTTTGCCTGTCTCTTAATCATCTCAAAAGCGGTGTAAAACTCAGACACCGACATTTCACGTGCATTTATGTGCATATTCTGCGTGATAACTAAGCACATTTCTTGAAACTCTTTATCCGTCTTTATCTCGACAGAATCAGTACCGTAGAATATTCGAGGCGGGAAGAAGGTTAGTAACTTATCCTCTATTTCCTTCACCGCCTCACTGTTATCTACGTTGTTCACAAGTTTGTCTAACTTTGCTTTTATCAGCGATAGTTTAATATCGTAATACTCTTTAATCAGAGGATCGTCCGCCATCCGTGGGAAGTATACCGATACTTCCGCCTCTATTTTTTTTTTGACCTTCTGAAACGGTTCAGAAAGTTCGTTAATAGTTACATCGCTGAGACTGTCAAATATCGCCTTTAGATCAGAGTCGGACGCATTAACCGGATATTCCACGCCATCGACCGATTTAACGAAGGCGGCAAAAGCCATCATTCCCGGATGTACGCCATTCGACGCCATATTGAAACACTGCCTTAGATTCATTAGCTCGTTATACGTATGTTCCGGCTGTGTCCTGCAATAGACAATAGCACGTTGCAAATGCGTATCGAGTTCCTCAATAGTGCTACCGACTCCCGACTCAATCAGCATAAGACGGTTAAACTTCTGATAACGGACGATAGGCATTTCGTCAATGCCTTCGTATGCCGTTACCGTGTGACTCCCTACCTTAATCGTGTTCATTCGTCACCTCCTTATCTGCCTGCTCGTATAACATGGCAAACATTTCTTCGTCAACTGAGTAAGCATTTTTTTCTCCAAGAACGATAAAATCGTTATCAAACACCAGAAAAGCGCTGCCGTTTATTCGTGCCCTCATTACGCCATCCATTGCGGAAAGTAGTTTAAAACTTGGCAATATTTGCGATAATTCGTGAACATCACCGTTAAACTTAACCGCCTTCACGATATCGAAAGGCGGGATAATTGATACATAATTTCTAATCTCCATAATCATTAAATTAAAATTCTACAAATAGGTGTTGCAAAGATCGGTGTAAGTATGAAAATAGGGCTTAGCGTTCCGACCGACACAATCACCGAACAAATAACACATGCCCAAAACGATAGACAGAAATTGCAGTTAGTTAGCTCGTTAATAAGTGATCTATCGCCATACCACCGGAACACCTTAGATAACCAAGCGTCACCAAACACTGACATCCGTTCAATTACACCCGTCTTTAGGGCAAAGTTAACACAAAATGCCGCTACAAATGAAACAAGTAGCACGCAAGAAAGAAAATAATTATAAATCTCCATAATTCAAATATTAATTTGTACAAAAGTATGAATAAAAAGCAATTTTGCAAAGATATTGATTATTAAAACGTTAGTCTCAGAGGCCCAGGAGGCGGATAAAAACGAAATGTTTATAAATAAGAAAAGGAGTCCGAAGACTCCTAACCTACATGCTTTCTGTATAAAGCGAACGCTTCCACGATTTCCGGCATAACTTTAAGTGATCCAACGATAAGCCGTCTTTTAATCATAGAAGAAATAATGATAATCTTATCTTCCTCGCACCGAACATACCCCATCTTATCAGCCCACTTTAGAAAATCAAACATTTGATGTTCAAACAACAAAGAGCCTAAAGGAAGGTATATTTGCAGTCAATAGGCAGATCGTAGCTGCTATCCTTGCTTTTCTCGCAAATATCTAAAAGTATCTTTAGTCTCTCCCTTTCATCGTGATCTATCATATTGGCTATATATTCGCCCACCTTTTCGGAGTTACTCACATCTTTGCGGTATTCCTCCCAGTCCTTTGTATTATTCATTTTCACCTCTGTGTAAGTATACGTACAACAATGAAGGATGAACGGTTATATCGCTTCCATTCATCCGGATAAGGTCTGTTCTTGGCACATATCTTTGAATCATAAAAGCACATCCACAAATAGAGTTTTCCTCTGTGGCGGTAGACAAAAAGCCACGGGATAAACACCAGTCTAAAAAATGCTGTGGGAAGATAATGCAAGAACCTAATAGCATATATTCGCATTTTCTCAAAGCAGACATAATTCCTTCGCCCTCTGTTTCGTTTTCTCTGATAAGTTGGGTGGTTGTATCGTAAATCTGTCTTTTTGCCTCTAAGAGGCTGTCAATAGCTTTCTTGTTCATAAGTCAACACATTTTAAATTAATACTTTAACTTTTAAAACTCTGTAACATTTCATTTGAATTTCTCCTTTACTTTCTTGAACACCAAACAATCTAATGTTCTTTCGCTAAAGCACAGATATGCTTTACACATGCTTTCTAAATCTCCCTTTCGGAAGGCACATCCGTTGCATGAAATTGTATCCCGTGGTATTGCTTGAATTGTTACTTCGTTTGCTGTGATCGGGTGTACTACTTTGAACACCTCAAAATCTCTAACTTTCTTTTGCTTCATCATTGAAAGCACATGACTCACATCTCCCGTTTTCGTCCGGTATAGTTTCCGCTACCGTGGTATATATATCTCCTATTACGGTTATAATCTCACCAACCTTTGGTTTTAATATCCTATTTCTTATATCTACCTTCAACATATCTTTTAATATTGTGCCGGGATATTATCCCGGCTGTTATTGTTATACTGATTTCAAACCGTTGTGCGAAATGATTTCTTTTAAGTCTCTGTAACGGATAGATGATTTTTTAAGTCTCTGTCTTAGCTTCTTGATTCTTTCATTCAAAGACTCTCTAATTTTACGAGTTTCTTGCAGGAGTGAAGTGTTTGCCATCTCCAAGTATTTTTTATCTCTCGAAATATCAAACACTTGTTTTTGTAACTCTTTCACAGAAGCAAGCAATGTTTTTTTATCCCTCTCCAATTCTTCACATCTCTTTTTCAAATCTAAATATCTTACTACCGCATCAGATTCCCCGCAAATGGAATCTAACGTTCTTTTTTCCATTTTCAAATTATCATATTTAAGCTGTTTGTTTTCGTCTTTTAGTTTTTCTACCGCCTGTTCTTGATTTTTCAGTTCGCCACGAAGCCAAACGACTTCTTTATATCTACCGTCTGAAAGTTCTTCCACTCTCTTTAATTCTACCTCCTTGTTTGCGAGTTTGCAAATAAGGCTTTTTTCACTTTGCATCAAGGATTGGTTTTTATCAGAAAGTTTAGCTATTTGATTTATTAAATCACGATCTAAAAGATCTCTTTGCCGTGCAAGCTCTTTTCTTTTGCGTGCTTCTTCATCATACATCTTTTTGAAAGAAACTCCAAGTTCAAACTTGCTTATCACTTCGTTCACGTTCGAACATCCGGTTCGTTTTAAAAGCTCCTGTATCGCCATCGTATTCTTTTTGGCTTTTTCCAACACGCTTGCAATGGTATGTGCTTCTGTCTTATCCTCTTCTACCTTCTTTAAATAATCGGGTATACCGTTAAACACCGCTTGTTTGAACACCTCTCCACTAAACACCGCATTACTTGCGTGAATGTCTCCGGCTTTAGGTGGCTGAAATACACCTACACCATACACTGAAGTAACATACACATCATCAAAAATTCTTTTTACTACTTCATTGTTAGAGTCAACTAAAGCATGTATCAATCTTTTAGATCGATCTTCCGAAAGTCTTGAAACATCTTCTTTTCTTTCCAGCCCCTTAACTCTCTTTTCTAAATTCTCAATTCTTTTTTTGTTAAACATACCTTTAAAATTTGTGTGGTTTCCCACGGTTATTATATCACTTTTAAGTCTCTCAAAATATACGTGGCTCTTTCGTTTCCGTTTTCGGCTGCTTTAACCAAAACTTCATAATATGATAGTTTGTTTCCTCCGTAAATACCTGCACTACGCAATAGGGATAATATTTTGGAGTGGCTTATCTTTTGTCCTTTATAAATGTAAGTAGTCATATATTTGTTTTTTTATGTGGGGTGTTACCCCCACCTGTTAATAATTAAAGTTATTCGTTTATTCCAATTGCTTTTCTTATAAAGTCACATGCTTCATCATGTGAAAAGTTTAACTTTCTTTGGACAACTTTTATCATAGCTATCCATAACGAGATAATAACCTCTACACTTTTTCACGTAAAATTCGTTTGCCTTGTGGCTCTTTAGATACTTATCTACTTTCATGGCTTTTTGTATGTTACTTGATATTCATCATTTGTTTTACTTTATCCTCTCCGAAATAGTTAACAGCCTTTTCAATGTTGCTAACGTAGTTCTTTGCTATTTGGGGATATTGCTTCATGATCTTTGCGATAACTGACATTATTTCTTTTTCTGATACGTTTTTTCTTCTTCTCCAAACGATTTCAGATTCTTGCAAAATACGAGTCATAAACCAACTAAGATTATAGAAACTATCTTGCTTAACATTTTCATTGAAATAGCTAATAACTAACTGTCTGTTGTTTGCTAATACCTCTTTAACTTCAATTGCTGTCATAATCTTTATTCTTTATTATTACTACTTTGTCATTCATCGAAAGATTTAGGCTTTATAGCTTCATTTAATCGGTTACCGAACCTTCATTTAACCCTTCGTAGATACCGTTGCTTATTTTCTACTCTTATGAATTTAATCTTTCAACAATCTTTTTGCGTCTTGGTTAGATTGTGGGGTCTTTCGTTGTTTGACATTGCAAATATAAGGACTTTATTTAATATTGCAAGCGAAACTTTAAGTTTTAACATGTATTTAACACAAAAAGGGGGAAACTCCCCCTTTAATAACACCCTTCTTCGCAATGAATATCACACTCAAACCGCAAACACGCATAGGGATAAACGTAGTATTGATTCTCTGTCTTTTGGATAGAAAACTCCTTGTATACGTTGTTGGCGTCGTGGAATATCTTTCTCACCTGTATATCACCGGATGGCAGGTAAAGTTCGTGCGTTAAGGCTCTCAGTATTTCTGACTTTACAAACTCCACGTTGTAATATTCTGCTCCCGGGATTTTACGGGTATCGAACCAAAAGATAATGCTAACCGTCCCCCTCAGATCGCCAAAGCCAGACAAAGAGTCTCCCCCTTCATAATCTTGTGAGTCGTGCATATAGAAAAAACAAACGTTGCCCCGCTTATCGTCCGGCTCTAAGCGCAAATAATCATTTCCCTTAAAATACACTGATGGGGTAACAAATTTCCCCCTCTCGTTTCTCTCTACCAATTTAACCACGTTCCCGAAAGCGAAATTAAGCCATTTAAGCGATTTTGTTAGGCTTACCTGTACATCGGCTATCGTCTTATCGAAAAGTGCCGCATTTGGTCTAATTATAGCTCTATCGTTCATTTAATATCTCCTTTACTCTGTTATATGCTTCGTCCTTCACATAATCGTTAATAAACTCAGCAAGTGAATCATTTGTTAACCCGAAAATTTCAGCACCGTATTTTTTGATAAGCCAATTAGTTTTTTCATCTGAGGCTTTTATGTAAAACCGATCTTCTGCCGTCTCAACATAAAAAGAGTCGTAAAACCCCCCTGTGTCTTTAAGCGTCACCCGGTCATACGGTTGTCTCTTTTCTATTTTGACTTGTATAGTTAATGGTCGGTAGGGTTGGTATTCGTCTATACGAACACCTAAACGGTTAACACCCTTGGCGTATAGCTGATCTTGTGCGTTCATGTCAATAAGTATATTATCATTGTCACGCACAATCTTTTTTGCCATTTCTCCGGTGTCGAGTTCCTCACCTACCTTTTTAAACTTATCTATTAGACCGCTTATCATGTTGCTTTAAATCTTATCCCGTTGTTCCGGCAAGAAAGGCATATTCTATCCATCCCTTTTGTATCAATAGAAAGAGCCTCAAAAGCCTTCTTTAGTTCGTATCCGATACCCTGCGCACGTCCCTGTGAGTTTCCGTCAACTTCGTACAATAGCGTTTCACGGTCGATATTCAATTGATTGGCATTTTGCCGGACGTTCGGATTTAATGCAAGTTCTCGCAGCACATAAGAAGCCATTTGCAGGGAAACGGCATGCGTGAAGGCATACTTAGACTGAATGATAAAGTCAGTTATATCACATCCTACCGACAATTGAACGTTTAAACCGTAGCAGATTGCAGACGTATACATGTTCATTTCTATATTCCACATCTTTACACCATCCTCCGACTGCGTAGAATCAACTCTATACGGCGACACTCTGATATACTTTGTTAGCTCTCTCCACGCCTGTACACTTCCGATATTACAAGTACCGCACGGGTCACGTGAAAAGTCCTTAGATACGTTTATAGCATACATCCCCAAAGGCAATTCTTTTTGATCGTAACACAAGTACCACAAACCACCGGGTGAGGTTTCCTCAGACATATAAGGGAGTAACACATCGTTACCGACATCAAACCATTGATAAGAACCATTTTTAGTATAATTCAAATCAAACGTCTTAATCGGGTCTACCTGTGAGGTGTGCATAAGGTAAAGTTTTACCTTTCCCGGCTTGTTAAACTGCAAACCTATCTTTTCGATCTTGGTTGTTACCCCCATAGAACGGACTGGCAATATTTCATATCCTACAATACTATCGGTAGGGTCAATCTCGTTATTTATCTTCCCCGAACCATCGAAGAAGTTTGTACGCTCCAAAAGCGTCTTTGTTTCCCCTGCAATCAACTTTTCATTGATGAAGCGAGTAACGGTATTGGTGATCGCTCTTTCGTTCAATTCACGCAAATAATCGCTTAGTGGGTTGTATCTTTTCCAGTTATCACCCTCGGAAGGCTCTACGCCTACATTCTCCGTTGTTGCTTCCCACACTTCCGGACGCAACGTTAACACGTCTTTTCCGTGAACAACTTTGTCTCCCGGCTTATAAGTGTCGGTATCCCGATACTCCGGATAACGTAAATAGTAATCAAGTGGCATAATAGATTCAATGTTTCTTAGCGTCACAAGCGGGTGAACGTCTTGAAACATAACACCACTATCGGACACCGTTAAACTTTCGTCTATCTTAGCGTCTCTATCGTACGACTGCCGCCATCCTACGAGCGTGGCAAGTTCTTTTTGTATATCCTTTAATCTGTACATGGTTATAAATAAAAAAAGGGAAGGGATTTTGTCCCCCTCCCTTTGTTAATACTTAGTTTACTTTCTCGTTACGCTCCGCCAACAGTTTTTGTTGGTACAGGTGCGCTATCAGAGCTCTTCACCTCAACATTCAGATTTGCATCCTGCGCATTGACTTTAACATCAACTACGCCACCAGTAGCCGAAACCGCTGCACCTTTGACTTTATCCAAATCTACTTTCAAGGCAGATTCAGCAACCGGACTACCTCCGATTTTAGCAAGGTTAACCGATAATTCGCCAGCCGGAGAACCTCCGCCTATCTGATCTGCATTGGTGATAAATACCGGAGTTCCGCCAAACTGAGAATTTTCTTTGTTTACTTCGATCTTCATAATCGGGTTAGCGATCGTTGAAGGATTAGAGTTAAACGCTACAACGAAAGCAATATCCACTGAGAAACCGTAGAAATGTTTAACGTCACAAGTCATATCGGCAGTAGCTGCGCCTGCGATTGCTGACTGATCGCCCACTTCTTCGTAGTAGTGTGTTCCAACCTCTTTACCGAAATAAGGAAGAACAACCTTTCCAAATTCATGCGTGCCCGACTTGGTGTTGTTGTAGGCTGCACGGTCTACACGGGTCAACAAACCAACGTTGCCCGATTCAACAGCATACATCTGAGCGAAGTTTTCCGGCTCTAAAGTCATGTTGTTGGTGAAATGGAACACTTTGTTTGCATACTCCAACTGTTTGTTAACGTCATTGTACAAACCGTGCTGTTCCAGTTTACGCAACATTGAGTCTACACCAGTGTCGCCAATGATATGAAGTTGACCGGAATAGTCGTTTGCACGGAACATCGGGTGCAAGTCGCTGAGGATGTCGTTGCGCTGAGTGAATTTCACTTGCACATCGTTACCCGTTTTTGTGTAATACAGCAAGTTTCCGAATACCTGTGTTTTGTTTGCCTCCAAAGCCGCAATAGCGTCCTTATCAACGGTATCCATGAACTTACGGATGTGCTTTTGTAGCTTTCTGTTCCAGTCCTGTTGGTAATCGATTTCGTTGTTTGAATACATGTTCGGTGTCATAGTGAAACCGAAAGCATAGGTTTTCCACGTTACACCGATCAAACGTGAAGTGTTTTCCGCACCTGCGATAACGCATGTGCGAGCGTTTGACACTGTTACGTTTTTATCGTAATCAATTACGGGAATCTTAATATCGCTTCCCATCGAGGCGAACGCTCTACGCTTAGTTTCATCGGAAAGCATTGAGTCCATCGCATTTGTTTGAGACAAAAAGAAGTCATACGCACCCCATTCGGTCATGCGAGCCATATTTTTGTCAATGTTAGGGTTCTTTAATCTGAACTCCTGTGTTCTTGTAGCAATTAACGACATAAATCTATTGTTTTAAAGTTTATATTGTGAGGGGTTTAACCCCCTCTTTAGTTATTCTGTTGGCAAATCTGCGATCTTGTTTTCAACCCAAATTTTATCAAGCTCCGTTTGATACTCTTCCGACTCGCTTGTATAACCTTTCTTAGCTAAATACTCCTGCGCAACCTTGTTTGCCTCTACTTTGGTTTTGCAACCGCTTAAATCAAGCAAGCTACCGTTACCCTGTCCGCCTCCGGAACTACCCGCACCTCCTGCCTGTCTACCTTTGTCAAGAACACCGAACTGTTCAAACTGTTGAGACAGAAGTTCTGATGCGGTAAACGGTTTCAGACTATTTGCAGGGTTGTTGTAAGGAACACCATCTTTCATAAAGATAAGACTTTCAGAACCTTCGTCACCTTGCAAAGTGGGTGAAAATTGAGTTTTAAGCAAGTTAACCGCCTGTTGCTTCACAACGTTTAAAACTGGCTCTGAAATATCTTTTTTAAACTTCATCCCCTGCATTGCGCTTGAAATGTAAGAAGTGATCTTGTAATCGTTCAACTTACCGTTAAACTCCTTTTCTTTCTCTGAAAGTTGGTTGTTCAACTCAGCAAATTTTTGCTTGGTGTCGTTTAGCTCGGCTGTAAGCTGATTGATTTTATCTGTATCCCGGTCACCTCCCTTTTTAGCTCTCTCCGCTTTTAGCTCTTCTTTCAGATCGTTAATCTGCTTTTCAAAAGCTGAGGTATCAGATTTAGAAATCTTTGTTTTGCCAAACTCAATTGCGGTTTTCAAATCGAGATCGGTTACACCCTCAATACCAAAAGCCTCTTTCATTTGAGAAGCAATACTGTTTTCGGTTTCTCTGACCTTTGCCGCAACCGTCTGCGCTTCATCGTTTTTAGAAAGTTCTGAAATGGCGTTAAGAACTTCATCCGATAGCTCCGATAACGCTTTATTCTGTCTAAGCAAATCTACTGTTAACATTACTTTTCTCCTTTCTCTTTTTGTTTCTTCAACTCCGCACGAAGTTTTGCAGCTTCTTCACGTCTAATTTGCTCTCTCAGTTCTTCGTCTGCCTTCATTTTTGCCTCGGCTCTCGCTGCCAGTGCTGCGGCTCGTCTTTCCTCTGAAATTGTAGATTCATATTTAACCGGGTCGAAAACAACTCTCAATGTATAACCCAATCTTGGCAGTCTCGGCAAAATATCAAGTTCAAAAGTCTTTCGCTTGTATTTTTGCAACACCGGGACGCTGATTCTTTGCCCTGTTTTCGGATTAAATTCTTTCACTTCTTGAATAACGTGATACAATTTAACTTCATCCTGCGGGCAAACGTAATTACTTTCATTCAGTTGATCTAACTGATCAGTTCTGTAAACCATTTGCGTACTTTTTTAAAGTGTTAATAATTATTTCAATTTTCTTTTTATAGTCAAGTGCAGAACCGAACTCAATGATATTCATGTTCTCTCTTTCAAATCTACGCACAAATGTAGGAAGGTTTAATTTAACTCGCAAATCTTCCTCACTTATAACGTTTTCTTTATACAGATTTACCGCTTCTTCCCTCGTTAAGTGTGAATAAGGCTCTACCTCGTTAAGTATTAATAACCTTTGCATCTGTGTAGGATCGTTCCGGTACTCCGTTTCGATAATCTGCTGCCTTAAGGCGTCAAGTTCCGCCTCAGACGCCCCTGTTTCCTTCATGATCTTATAACGCTCTGAAAGCTCTTCCGGAGTATAGATATAAAATTCAGTCCCGTAATTAATGTTACAAGAAACAAAGCTATCACCATAACGGAGTAAACAGATAGTAGAGTCTACGAATGTTTGCGCTTCCTCGAAGCCTCGTTTGATTCTGTTTAGTTTAGTAGTCATGGACTCAAAGCCTGCTTTAACTTGCTTTTCGTTAATAGCCTCAGACCTATTTAATTCCCCTTCTCCACCCGTTATCGATCTTACAAGTTCCTCTCTCAGCCTCTTTTCCTCGTTTACGTTATATTCGAGTGATCCGGTGTCAGCAGATAGCATAGTGATCGGGTTTTTCAAGTCGGGGACGTTGTGCATTTCGTCCGGGATGGGTATCTCAACATAAGAGCCTGCGCCCCTCAACCGCTTGCTTGAGCAAATCGGGCACGCCATCGGTTTTCCGTCCACACCTGTTATCCACTCGTTTTTTTCGTTCTTTAAAAAACCATCATCGCACCGTTCTTTGCCATCGTGTGACTCATAGTGACAATCACGTTCATAACCGGAATAAATCGGATAAGACGCGTATAAATCTAAATGCTTCTTTGCAGTGGAATAATAAAGATACCAGTCGAAAGAGTCGAGTTCGCTCGTTATAGGGCTTATTTTAATGTCGGGTTCACTCAATGATATAGAGTCAGACCAAAAGAAACGAGCCGGACAATAGCCCAAATCGTGCATATTGTCTACCTCTAAAATCAAGTCGTTTTCCCTCGTTTTATCAAATCTTACATAACGTTCTTCATCAATATAGACGATCTTATTTTCGTCCGTTACGTACATGATATAAGCCATCAAATTACAGTCTTTCCCACATGTGCGATAGGAAATAACGTTCGCAATAGGCAACCAAAAAAAATACGGCTCAGGTTTTTCGCCTACCTGTACCTCCGGCATATCAACGACTAAAACAGAGTTAATTCTATGCTTGAAATTATCCCAACCGTCCGTACTCCAAACCGAAGGCTCTTTTAAAACATCCTTCCGGTAATATTCCCAGTCGTCACGATCCTCTGATGATTTAAACTGATAGTTATAAACCGGATTCCTACCATCGAAAACACGGCTCAGTTTGTCGAATATCTCAGAAGTAACACCATTTGTTTTAACCGGGAAATGGAACATAGATAGGAAAATATCATATTTATCTTTCGCTATCCACGTCTTAACCTTAGAAAGAAAGTCAATTACTGGCTTATTACGATCATCACTCGTTCTCACCCGTGTGTGAAACGCTATTCTTTCTTCGTGTTCCTTTGCTTTCGCTATTTGACTGATCCCCTCCGGATGTCTGTATATCTCCCTTATTTCGTCTAATGATTTTCCCATTTTCATTTAATTTAAATTCTGAGTCCTCCGGTATATGCCACCCTCTATTATTAACCATTCCCAAAAGTCTCTCAGCGTGTTCAATATCGAATAAACGAGTTTCCCCCAGTTCTTCACAACTGAGGGAAATATACGTTTTTTTAGCTATCATCCGCCTACACCCATAGGAGGCACTAACTGAGTCAGAGGGTTAAACTCAGGTTTCACGATAGTGAAGTTGTCCGACCAATTAGGCATGAAGTTCCACGTAATAGCATTGCTATCCGGCGCTTCTAAACCTCCGATAGTCTTATCACCGATAAATAGCGACCAAACCGGGAAACCGTGCAAATTATCACCCGTCTTATCGCAAGCGATTTGACCGTTTCCATTGATAAGGAACACACCGATCTGCCCTGCTTCACACATTAACGCTTTCATCGCCTTAATAATGGTTTGCGGCAACTTCTTGAACGAAGCTGTAAACGGTGTCGACTCCGACCCTAAAATTTCTACAATACCTCCGGGAGTTGCGTTTCCACCTCCATAAGTAAGGGCAGCGCCCGCCTCTACTGTCGGCTCGTAAATATAAGGCGTAACTACTACTTTAGTACCGTCTTCTGCTGACAGTAGGGGAGTCCATGTATCCAACTTTGCGATACGATCGGCAGTCATAGTATTTGCAGTTCCTGCCGTTTTTTCGAGTCTCTGAAAAGCAAGTTTTTGAACTTGCCCGAAATTGTCGGGACAGCTAAATACGGGAATACCCGGAAGTACTTTTCCTAAAGGACAATCACAATACAACATAATTATAAAAATTTAGTTAAACAATTGATTTTACTTTGCAAATATACCGTATAAACTTGAAAGTCTGATACATTTTCCTACTTTATCAGTTTATAACCCTTATTCCTCTTCTTTTTTGATATATAGTTGGAATAACTTCTTTCTCGACTATGCCAGTTAAAACATCTGCCGCATCATCGTGCTTGTTCGCTGAAAATTCACGAAGGTAATTTGTTACATGTTCATGGAATTTTGGGAAACGTGACTCCCACCCGTACGGCATTACAATAGACTGAGTAACGTTTGCAGCGTTCGACAATATACGAGCCTCTTTATTTAACTTCTGACAGAACCAATTTATTTCAGTCTTTGTTTTAGGGCTTATATTAACAGCGAAAGAGCGTCCTCCGTTATTGCTTTCTATATTTGCATAATCTGTATCATTTCTATTTAGCATATCGGGAACACTTACTTGCGTGACCTCTATTGGCTCAGTCGTATAAATAACGTCCGTTACAAGGCAGAAAACAAGATGCTTATACCTTCTTTCCTTTTCATTCCAAACCGCTTCTTTTGATTGATACTTATCATAGCAAATTGAACAAAGGTAGTCACTACCTGTATCTGCACAGTCCGTATAGTTACCCCTTCCGACCAACACACCAAAATCGTTTTTATCGGTGTACGTTTTAAAGTTACCGTATAGAGTCCCCTCAGCACTACCCGGGTTTCCTTGATTCAAACATTCAAATTCATTTCTATCAAGTTCTCTTTGTGCGTTCAATTTCTTAGCGCTATGTTTTTCTTCCCAAAGTGCTTCACCCGGCAAACGTGGATCAATTTCTGTTGGTTCTCCTACCTTTAAAGCTGGAAAGTTTACTTTAACCCACGCACCTTCCGGTATACTATCCAAATCTTCCCACTTTTCAACATTGATAACATTCTCTTTATCTTCGATCCTGCCTATTAAATCGTCCTTGTGCCATCTCGTAAATACAATAAGCTGTTGGCTGTTGTTGTGTAGACGGGTGGTTACAACAGTAGTGTACCATTTCCAAGCAGCTTCCCGGATAATCGGAGAATTTGCCTCCATATGGTCCTTGTATAAGTCGTCCAAAATGGCTATATCAACAGATTTACCAGTCAAACTACCATTACGACCAACGGATATAATATACCCACCCTTTCCGATTGTTTCAGTCATTTTTGAATTTCTCGCAAACGCTTGATACCTTGTTTTTTTTTCCTCTCCCATTATCCGGGTGTCGGGGAATAGGCTTTTATACTCCGGTGTATCCATAATTCTTTGTACATCCTTATTAAACCCCTCTGCGAGAGATGCGGCATAAGAACCGATCAATATCTTTAAAGACGGGTTAAGCCCCAAAAGGAAAGAAGGTAGCTTTCTACTACTACCCTCTGATTTTCCAGTTTGAGGCGGAACGGTAACAATCAATTTTTTGATCTTACCATGTGCAAACCTATCGAGAATCTCGTAGTAAGTTTTGTGAAACTGACTCAGAACTATTTTATCATCTATGAATTTGGCATAGTTCTTAAACTTCTTCCTCGCAACATACTTCACAATCTCAACCGGTGGTATTTCATTTACTTTTTTCACTTTTTACCCTCCGTATTTTGCAAAGAATCTGCCAATTGTTCTAAAACGTCCTCCGGTACATCCGAAAAATCGTATTTGGGTTTTTCCTTTTCTTTATCTCCCACCAAGTTTATACATAACGGTGAGTCATACCCCAACAACCTTGCTTTTCTTTGCTGCACGTTGAGAACTACATTCAAAAAAGAAGGATCACCCGTTGTTGTTTCCTTTTGCACCTCCTTAGCCTTCCCTAAAATATACTTTGTCTTACATTTGGGACGCTTAGACTTTTCCCACTCTTCCCACGCTTCACGAGCTACATTATCCAAAGATTGGAGTTCCTGCGTAATATACTGATCTATATTATCGAACTGTTCTCTTTTCCACTGAGTCAGGCAAAACTGAATATCATTATACACTGTTTGATAAGTCACGGTATACGGCACTTCATCCGCCTTATTTCGCTCGTTAATCGCTTCCGCTATTCTTCTATAAGAATAACCTTTCAAAAACAAATCAGAGGCAAAGGAACGATCTCTTTCTGTCTGTTCGTCCGTCCGGCTATGCCTTCCCTTCCCTCTTTTCATTGAACCTATTTTTTTATCCATTTTAAGACGTATTTTTAAGCTATAATTTCTATTCGGTATATTATACTACAAATAATATAATCTTTCAATATGCGCAAAAATAACACTATTATAGATAATATAAAAATAAAGTCACGCTGCTATATTTGCAACGTGACCTATCATTATTTATTTTTATTAGTATTTCGGTTGAAAAAGAAATTCAAACCTTCCTTTTGAGAACACTTGATATTTACCTTCTTCAAACAACACAATATATTGCCCAGGCTTAACACATATCATATCTCCATTTTTTGCCGTAAAATTAAGGCAATACGTGCTATTTCTTATCCATTGTAGACCCATATCTAAAAGCCTGTATTTTTGTATATCCGACAAAACGAAATTTTCGATATATTCGGCTTTAACCTCTCTTAGCTTTGCAACATACAAAGTTGCTTTGTCTACCGATATTTTAGGCGAAGCAATTGATGTGGTTTTTAACGCATTTCTGATAAAAGTAGTATCAAGTTCAATCGTATTTTGTTTCTCGATAAGCTCATCCAGTTTTCTATATTCTTCCTCACTCAACAGAATATCACCTACTAAGAATTTACCATATTTGTATTTTAGAATCAATTTGATATACTGAATAGCCTTTAGCAAATCTTCTTCTTTGTTCTTCTTATCGTGCCTAAACACATATTTCATTGCGTTCCCCTCCAAGAAACCAACTTTATTACTTTCTAAAAACTCAGAAAGTTGCATGCCGGATGTCTTGTAATGGCATCCCCCAACTTGGTAACCTTCCGGATCACCATAATAAACGCTTCTTCTTGCTAAATCAATAATTTTTTCTTCCATAATGAATTAATATTGTTTCCCATGTTTTTGACCTCTCAACTCGTTATATCTTATCTTTGCCTCTATTGCTTTAGATAGGTCTATGTTATAAAGCTTTGCGGCTGCAATGGTTATTGCCATCATGTTAGTATACTCGACAATGCACGATTTGCCAAATACAGATTTCGGTACAAATTGAATGGCATAATAAACAATTGATGAAATAGATTTTTCAAAATACAATAACCTATTGAAATGATCGCTAACCATACTTTGGAAAACAAAAATTTCGGAAGGGCACGCAATTTTATCAATAGAATGTCCTATTGCGTCCATACACCGGATAAACACGTCTGCGAGTTCATCGCTAACTGTGTCTTTAACGCACTGTTTAAATACATTTTCAAAACCTTCCTCACACCCTAAAACAATATCGTAAATCTCGTTTTCTACAAACTTTCCTTTTCGTTCCGCCTCCATAGCTTCGCAGAACTCAGACACTATCAACGCCCATTTTTTACACTCAAAAACCTCTGAGTCATAAAAACCTTTTGCCTTCATTCTTTCATGTTGTTCTGTACACTCTTTAGTTAAAGAGATACTTTTTTGATTAAAATCAATCATAATATTTAATTTATAATTAGTTATTAAAATGGTAAATCTCTAAATTTCTCACACGCTTTACAGTGATATTTCTTGTATTCTCCGGTTTCAAGACACTTATATTTTCCCTTATTACATTTACTTTCAAGATAGCAGCAAGCACCGCAATAATAATGCTCTCCATGATTTAACGCACTTTCCAATTTTGATATGTGTTCCATTATACCGGAAACTTCTTTCTTTAGAACTCTTATCTCTTTCTCCTTAGTGGATATTTCCAAAAGTTTAGCTTCCAACATTTCACGGTTAAACCCCAATCTATCTAACAGTAAGTTACCAAATTCCATACTTAACCCTCCTTTTTATTTCTTCGTTGTATATATCAAGTTTCTTTCTCTCAAATTTTATTCGATCGCCAATTTTCCGAAGCTTCTTTCTTACTAATCTGAAATCGTCCTCCATTGCCTTTATATTATCAGTCGATTTTCTGATAGTTTCCGAAATAACCTCGTTACTTACCGATCTCGCTTTCTCTATTTCTTCATTCATGGTTTATGTCTTTTAGTCCTACGATCCATTCATTAAGAGGATATGGAATATTATATTTCTTCATCATCTCTTTAGCACTATTCCAGTTTTCTAAAGATGGATCAAAACCTTTCAACTTATCAACTATCCTATCATGCGTATTTTTAGGAGTTTCTCCCTTTTCAACATCCAAAGACATTGCACGGAAACCTGTACTTGATTCTGTAACCGATATTTTATTGTCATTCTCCCAATAAGTAAAATACTGATATGCGCCACATTGATACATGAAACCCGTTACAGTTCTTACCACTCCCTTAAATGTGTCATTCCCTATGTTTTTGTACATTGCTATTTTGTACTGACCGGATAATCTTCTTTTTTCCATAACTATAAATTTAAAGCGGTATTTCTACCGCAATTATTATACTACTTTTAAGCCTCCTTGTAACCTCTACTATTTAGCCAAGAAATAGCACCTTTTAGAGTCTTGAAAAACTTGCTACTTTCCACTGCCGTACATGCACTGTATTTTTTCTCTCCATGAATAAAAAGTGCTCCTTCGTTTTCGCCTCTTTTGAATGAAATAATTTCCATAATCTTGTTATTTAATTGTTGTTACTTTGTTTCCTTTTGACATTGCAAATATAAGGATAATATTTAATATTACAAGTTTAAATTTAATATTTAACAAAAACTTAACACAAAAAAGGGGATGTATATTGCATCCCCAATTTAGAAAACACCTTAAAACGGCAAATCATCATTTTGCATAAACATCTGCTGAGGCGGTTGCTGTTGACCGCCATAACCTCCGGTTGCCGACTGTTGGTTTCCGTTGCCTCCGGCTTGTGGCTGGTTTCCATCACCTGCTTTTCTTCCCATCTGCATAGACCTTACAACGATCTCAGAAATAGTTCTTTCAACGTTATTAGAGTCTGTATATTTACGATAGTGTAAACTACCCTCTACGTATAACTCCATTCCTTTGGTAACATACTGCCCGCAAATCTCAGCCAATTTACCTTTGAATGTTACATTATGAAAGTCTGTTTTTTCCGGAACTTCGATCCCGTTACTCGTTTTATATGCCCTTTCGTTTGTTGCAATAGAAAGGTTACACACTTTTCCTCCGTTATCGAAGGTTTTAACTTGCGGATCAGCACAAACACGACCGATCAATTCGATTTTGTTTAAGTTCATTACGATAATAAATTTGCTAATGTTGATAATATGTAAATTCCAATAAAGACGATAACCATAAGTCCGGCTATTGAATCAATCTTGCTATCTTCGGTTAACTTCTTGTTAACTTCCTCAATATTCCCTTTAATCACATAGGGGTTTTCTTGATTTACTGTATACATGTATACTAAATCTTCTCTATATTGGAATAGTGATTCTACCATTTTAGGGTTAATCATTACTTTATTTCCAGCCTCGTTTTCAAATTTTACTAATTTCATTTCTTTTGCAGTTTTAAACTGTCCCTTTTGAGGACTTTTATTTTTTCTAAATTACTTTGGTATATCCGCATCCCCTTGCGGGCATTAGCGTGTTCCCAACGATTGTGGCAGTTGAAACAAAGTATGTTTATATTACGAGGATCATGCGCAATCATTGGGTTCGATCCCCTCGTTATAATATGCGAAATATAAACGGCTGAGTACCCTGCTAACGGCTTTAAACATTCTTCACAATAGTGAGGCTTAATATCCCACATATACCGGAAGAAACGTTCATTTTCCCTCTGTCCGTGACCCTCTCCGAACATCCGTTTTAAATATTCATACCTTGTTTTAGGCTCAATATCGAAATTATTATTGAATAGCAAGGGGTTATACCCCCTGCTTAAACAATAATCTATTTCCTCAAACGTATCAATCGTGTACATCTTCTTCGATCAACTCCGGCTGCTCAACTTCTTCATCATCAAAAAACGTATCATCACCTTCCAAATCATCATCGGGCGTCAAACTATCATCCGGCTCTGCTGTTGCTGTCTCACCGAATAGCTCCAATTGTGCACGCTTGTTTTCGAAAAGGTATTTGAAAATTTCATCTTTCAGTGCTTCAAAATCTCCTTGTAGAGCTATTTCAAATTTCAACCCCTCACCGTCCAACATAATTTTGCTCGTTTGCATTTTCAACCGGGATAAATCTACGCCTGTGAAAATGTATTTGAAAACGATTGTATTCTTTTCGGGATCGTAAACTATCTCGCTAATCGCTATACGGGTGGCAAGCGTTTCAAAATATTCATCGAATTGTCTACTTAACTCATTGTCTTGTTTTGCCAAATCAGACAAATAGGTGATGTTCCTAAAATTCATTATTCCCATCAATTCAACTATGTATGAACGAAGCTCATTTGCCGCAACTCCTAAATCTCTATGCGGATATTCGGGGCATTTTACCTTGTGAAACGTCTTTGTTTCTTCACCATCAACCAAACGGCAATCATTGTAATCAACCTCTAAACCGTTATTCAAGAACTTAACTCTCTTTAATTCAAAATTGTCTTTTAACATGATACTTTATTTTTTAATGTAAAACTCACAGACCCGCCCAATGTTCGGGCAACTGCATAACTTTTTATCTCTCTTTTTGCAATAGCAAATCAAATTATGGTGATCTGAACTGAACCTACACTCCGTGCAATGAACAAGAACAAGATTCTTAATCTTCTTTGCCATCAATATACTTTTGCAGTCGTTCGTCTATAAGCCGGACAAACTCTACGGCTGTCATATCTTTCACATCTAATTCTCCTTGAAAACGTTCATACGCTTTCATAATTAAAACCTTCGTGCGACCTATCAATTCGGGTAAACCGTGATTTTTATAGGCGTAAAGCTGATGGATAATGCAATTTCTTCGAAGTGATACATAACGGGTAATATCCCTATCTATAATTCTCTCCGGTGATATACTTAATGCTTCGCACATCAAATTGAACTTTTCTTCCAAAGTCATTCCTTCATTTTCTTTCATCTTACAAATCTATTTGGTTCTTCAATATAAATACTAAGCTCTTCTGCTGCAAACTGCTTTAAAAAGTCTATGTATTCGACAAATTCGCTATTGCTTAAATCGGTAACTTTAACTGAGTCCTTTCTATACTCACCAGTTTCAACATCTACAACTTCACCCATCGTAATAGGGCAAATACTACGCATATAAGCCTCCGTTTCTTCTTCGCTCCACCTGTACCCATTTTCGCACATCCCTTTCTGAAATTGGGGAACAACGTATTTAAAGTAGTATCCACGCAAGCATGAAGAATCAGACGGTTCTAATACCGTAAACTCCGCAATAATATTTTTCCCTGCGTTGTTCTTCATAAACTCGTTAAGCTCGCCCATGTAGATGGATAACTTACCGTCCTTAGTTACCTTCCCGGGTATCGTTATTTTCTTTTGCTTCATCTTCGATCACTTTTGTAAACCAACTAATAAATACCTTTCCGCATACATCCGAAATAAAGTACCTCAGACTTGCAGGCAACTCACTCTTTCTGTCAAGTATTAGCTTGAATTCTGACACAAGTTGGTCTGCATCCATTTTCCCAACTCTGTCTATTGTTATCCTTTTAGGTATGCCGCCATTCCTCAATATTTGGAAAGATACCTTTTCCCGTTGCTCTTTTAAGCCCTCCCAATAAATAGAAAGCTCTTTTCTATACTCCGGTCTATCCAAAACCTTTTCTACCGACTGTTCACTTAACTTCTTGTTAATTTCCTGCATAATTAATTGATTTTATTGTTACTACTGTTTTTGTTTCTACGCCGCAAATTAAAGCAAAACTTTAAATTAACGCAAATAAAAACGGGTAAATCTTTCCGAAATACCCGTTATTTAACTTTTGTTAGAAAATAGATAACTGCTTATCTTCGATAACCGATAGAATTTCATCTACTTTCTTTTCCGCCTTTTCTTTTCTCTCTCTGTATCTCTCCCCGAATCGTTCAAATCGCTTCTGTGCACTTCTCAATTCTTTCACCGATTCAATTAGAGCGTTTTTTAGATCGTTTTCTTTTGAACCCATATCTTTCTACGAATTTAATACTATCGTCCAACAGAGGGGAAGAAAATGATATTTCCGTACTGTTTTCGTTCTGCATGTTACTTGAAAACCAATCTACATCACAAATCATCTTCATTTGTGCGAAGCGTAAAATACATATAGCGTCACTATTCCATAATTTCACGTTTGCAAGTGGGAATTGCTTCATCGCATAATTAAGATACTTTTCTTTTCTATCCTTCTTTTCCTCTTTCTCTCCTTTCTCCCTCAGATTTAAACCACTTTGCCACGAAATAGGCGCACATAGGAACAAAGGAATATCAAGAACGAGCGCACAACATACAAGGTAGTTGTAGTTCTCCAACATAGTTGCTATTCTAAATTCTTTCCCGCCTCCGGAGTCACCCCCACGAACCGAAAGACGCTCAATGAATATTGCAGGGCTACCGGAACGCTTCACTTTTTGAAACACGTTAAAAATACCCTTTGCCGTGCGTGGCATTGGGATAGTAATAAGACTATTACCCGGCTTATATACCACTATTCCACCAGCCGACACACCCGGGTCTATTGCGCAAATAATATCTATTTCCATAGTAACAAGAACCCTTTCATTAAAGATTTTGCCTGTTTTCGAGAAACACACAAATAGTTAATAGACGCATATTTGCAATACAGAGTATAACATCTCTTTCCCTCCTTTTTTCTCCTTTCGTATGTTAACGAGTCAGAGACATAAGCGAATTTATCGGAAGGCTTTGTAAGCCTTATCCGATAACCGTTCTTTTTTACTTTTCTTCTATTCATAACTTTTGGTTTTATTTAATGTAGTAATACAACTTCCAAATATTATCTTCTGATCTATCACCTTCATTTGAGAAGGCTAACATTTCATCCCAATACTGGAATAACTTTCTTTTCTTGGCTATCAGTACCGCACGAAAATAAACTGCTTCGTGGTCTATCCCAAACCTCGAAATACACTCTTTTTCGAAAATTTGCGCAAAGCCGTTTACGGGTCTACCTTGAAATTGAAACAAAGCTTCTTTCTTGTCAGCTAACGTAGGTACTACCGACATATCATATCCCAATCGTTCCATGTACGCAAATGTAGACTCGTTTATTATCCTGTCACGCTCTATGCGGAAACGTCCCGAATACTTATACTTCAAAAGGGCGAGAACAAAATTGTATGCCTGCAAATTTAAAAACATCTTTTCCTGTTCAGGTGTCGGCTTTGGCTTTTCATCCGGCATAATCTGAGAAACTCGTTCCATCGTTTCAACCTTTCGTTTCTTATACGCCTTTAGAACCTTTGAAATATAATCAACCGAAAGAGAGCCATAGTGATTTTTGTCCGGACTACCGTATCTGTCTTTTGGCAAAAACGGGTCGAGTTCCCCGACAGCAAGTAACCGCCATGCCAAACGAATTTCATTGAACGATAGATCATCAAAATACATATCTATCACATCACAAACAGCATAAAATATACTTCCTGCGTCCCGGACATCCGGCATTTTTAAACCAGTCTCTAAACATACTCCGTTAAGAACCTTAGAAAAATTATCTATTCTTTTTCTTTCGTCTGTACATTCGGACACCAAAAGCAAAGTTGAATCACGGAATATCTTTTGATCTACTTTTGATAGCTGTCCGAAGTTGCCACTTTCATAAAATTTTCGGTTCTTCTCTATAAACGATCCGCAACCTTCGTATTTTGCTAATTTTCCGCCCGAATTTTCGATTTTCTCCAAATACATGATACTTTTATTGTCTTAGTGATTAAAATTGAAATTTAATCCTTAAAATGCTATGTAAAGTCCTCCGTTAAATAAGACTGATACATCCTGCGCTGTTCGTCACTCTGAAAATACGATTTAGTATTGTTTGCAGGCTGTGTATTTCCGGAGACTCCCGTCTTTTCCCGTAGCCATTGCATATACTGTTTTGGCGTTGACTCGTATACCAGTGAAGCCCATCCCTTAGATATGCTCTGATTTATCAATAGCATAGCAAAACCTTCTTCAAATTGCGCAATCTCGTTTAGGTTTGCTTGCATAGCTGTTAGAGTCTTAGTCTTTACCCGCCACTTTGGTTGAGTCATTAGCACATAAAAGGCTTTTTTAAATTCCTCCGACTCGAACGGGAATGTTAGCTGATCGAAAAAACTATCTGTTCGCTCTATCACTTTCTTAGTCACATCTAAGGCTTTTGCAGTAAAGCCGAATATCTCTGAGGCTAAAGGTTTCTTTTCAACCGGGAACAAAACAGATTCTTCGTGCGTGGCTATACTATAATCTCCGGTAGGAGATTTAGTATTATTATTTAAGTCTTTTATTATATAAGTATTTAATTGTGTCGGGTTTTCCGGATGCGGTTTTTCCGCATACGGTTTTTCCGGATGCGGTTGCAATAAAGCTTCATCGGAAAAGCAATAAGAATACCCCTTAAATTTACCGTTATTATCCTTTTGTTCGGACACTTCACAATAGCCATGATCTTTTAGCTCTTTAATAGCCGAATATACAGCGTCTCTTCCCTCTTTTGTTATAGACAGTATCCCACGAATGGAAAAGTCCCAATCATCCGGTAAACCCATTATAACAGCTAAAATACCTTTTGCCTTACACGACAATCTAATATCACGTAAAAATACGTTTGAAATAGTTGTATAATTGCTATTCCTTTTTCTTGTTATTATATTCATTTTAGTCTATTCTTTTTAATCCCAGTGGGTGACACAATATAGAAACATCTCTTATAGTCAAAAAACCTCTTAATCTCACAAATAGAAGAAATATATATACCCAATTGTTCAACATCGTATGTACTTGATTTCTGTATTCTGATTAAGTCCGGACTAACATCTTTAAATGTAGAAAAGAATCTACTTGTTTGATGAAAATTAAAATGAGTCTCACTTGGCAGCAACAACAAATTATCAATTTTGTTATTATCTCTATTCCCGTCTATATGATGCACTTCAAATTTGCTATCAAACTCTATATTAAAGTATTTTTTATAATACTCTCTATAATTATTCCTTGTTACTTTCATTTCATTCCCTTCCCTAAAAACTTATTAATGAAATAATGTACTCCTTTGGGCGTAACGACAGTTGTATTGTAAACCTTTGCTTCATCACCGTCCATAATAACACGCTTCTTAATCTCAAACAAACCGATATTCATGTATGTCTGTGTAGGTTGATTGCGTGATTCTCCAACGCTGCAAAGGTATCCGGCTTTTCTCAATCGCTCGTATAACTGCTTTTCCCCGATCTGATAACCGTTTTGGGTGATAAGTTTTGCAAGTTCACGCACTAAGATGGATTTGCTTGAGGCGGAGACCGCTTCACTGAACAAAACTTTCGGCTTGTCAGCTTCGATCTTTGCGTTTTTTTCTTCGATCTGCTTTTGCTGATTCTCTATAACTTCTTGCTGTTCTGCTGCAAGCAATAATGCTTCACGGAACGATTTAGGCACGTTAAAACCTCCGTTCTTAATAGTTTCCTCCATTTTATTAAAGGCGTTAATGTACTCCAATTTAAATTGAAATGCCTTTTCTCCTGTAAAGCCCATCGCCAACAATGTAAAACCGTCTCTATTCATTATGAACATCGGGTTTTCTTTATTGTTAGACGCTATATAAGTAGATGGAACAAACATTTTTAGTACAGCGGAATTTTCCGCTCTACCCTTAATCAGCTCTCTAATAGATTCTAACACATCTCTATGATTTTTCCCGAACTTATCAGCTACCAATAAGCTGCTTGTTAAAACTTGATTTGATTCTCCCTTAAAAACTAAATCTTTCATTTTCTAAAATTTTAATGATTAATACTATTTGCTATTCAAAAATGAACTTATCCGTTCTTTGTACTCCGCATACTTTTTCAGTTCTTCATCCGTTAACTCAATGAAGCATGCACCATCAATTTGAATATACTCTAATTTTCCCCTCTTAATAAGCCTCCATATCCAAGGTACTGTAACTCCCTTTAAATCGGCATAACTCTTAATCTTAACTAAGTTTTCTACTTTCATATACATACTGTTTTAAATTTTACTCTGCAAATATAGCGTTTATTATTATATACCGCAATGTAAAAACATCTATTTTTTATGATTTAACATTCTTTGTTTTGCAAATATCTGATAATTAGGTATAGACAGACTGCACAGAATCGTGCTGTACAAAAAACACCCACACAACTAAAAAACGTTGGTGGGTGTATTATAGGTTACTCGAAATGTTGGATCACATTAACAAGTTGGTAACATCGTGTTGTATTTAAACCCGGCATTCGTAATGGTAGCTCTTTTAGGTATCCTGTATCTACTAATAAGTTCATAGCGTTGTACAGCTTCTTTGTCGATAGGATGTTTAATTCTGATTCTTTAATTTTATTCATTTCTTATCTGTTTTACGCCAAATGGCTATTAATTAACTTTTCCTTTAATTTAATTGCTCGCATTGCGCCGAACCGAGCGACTTGTAGCTGTTCTTCAAGAAATAACTTACGATATGGGTGTTGTTCGGTGAAGTGATACGAATAATTTCCATCGTGAGTAATCCATCGATGTCCGTGGAGTGTTATTTTTAAATCTTCATCGTATGTTATTATCCCTGTATAGTCAGCCTTTAGTTCATCCAGTTTATCGTAAACTTGTTTAAGCAAGCATTCTGGAACACAGTAATAGAAATACTTGATAATGCCTCTTCCTTCGTGAGTATGCCTTTTCTTGAAATCAGCAAGAAAATCAGCCCAACTACGCTTAATTTCAATCTCTGTGAGATAACCGGACTTTGATAAGACGAGCATATCGCATTCGTGCCAGATACTTAAACTATCACTCATACCATTTACATTAAAAGCTATGATATTTCGTACAAAGTTGAAAGCATCACTTTTAGATAGAGCTACTTCAATTTCATATAAAGTTCTTTCTGTGTTCATTACAATAAAGGTTATGGGTTAATCCTTTCAAGCCAATCACTAACGCATTTTTCCACTTCTGCAT